CCCTTAATTACACCATGAAAACATGGGTTAATGTAACACTCTAGGTATCCACCATATCTAGCTTCGTATGAATCTTCTCCTGCTTTACGTAGGAAAACAGTTCCATCATCATCAAACCAACCGAAGTCAGGTCTGTGATAGATGTGAATGTGAGAATCATTTAGAAGGTAGATTCTGTCGTCTTCAACGAAACGCTCTGGAAAGATTCCAATAGGTCCGTCGATTGACATAAATTCTACACCACTAAAAGAGATATCGGCACCAGACTTAGATTTTAATCCAGCTCTAGTATTAACTGTATATCGTTTTTGATCTTCTAGTAGGTTAAGAATTTTTTCGTATTGCTTGTACGAAGTAACGATAAGGTTAGGTGATTTACCACAAGCTTTTTTAACTTTTAGCATCATCTTGTTTAGCAAATCTGTAGAAACTGCTGCTGAAGCTGCATCTTCAACTTGAGCTTGCCATCTACGTCCTCTTTCTACTTCGTGAAGAGTAGTATCTCCTGCTTCGTTAGAAAGAACTTTTAATCCAATAGGATCATTGTTTTCAGAGTTTTGCATAAACATGTCAGCAGCTTGAAGGTTTCCTGAACCGTCTTCAAAATTACCTAAAGATACTTTTGAGCTATCTAAAGTAATAGTTTTGTTATCTGGATCTACTTCAATAATTTCAACTCCATCAATCTTAGTACCAGCTCCAGAAGAAGCAGAAGCACTTACAGTAATATCTATAAGATCTCTTTCTTCAAAGTTAGCTTCTTTCATGTCAGCAATAGGTACTACAATACCTGCTGAGGTACCAACTAATTGAGCAGCTCTAGCGTCAGCAGCGTCTACTGCTAAAGAAGAACCTAGTTTACCAGAACCGTCATTGAAAAGAATACGAGACATGTTTCTCATATAAGATTCAACACCTTTCTTAACTACTTCTTTTGTAGCACGTACGAAAGCACCTTCATCAGATAAAGCAGCTTTAATTGTTTCTCTGTCGATTTCTACAACAGCGTAAACTTTTTTAGCTTTGATGATAGCTTCACTATACTTAGCTACGTTTGGTGAAGGCAATTTACCTGAACCAACACCGCCAGCAAAAGACTGAGGGATTGTCAGTTGAAGTTGTTTACCTGTAAAGTTGTATGATTTTTTTACTCGTCCTAAAAGTACGTTAGCTGAGTTATATACATTTTCAGAAAGCTTCTCGTACTTAATTTTAAACAATTTGGACGCATCTGTAAGACTTAAACTCTGATCCGACAAACTTTGCGGATGTCCTACGCCTAAAAATTGTGACATAATGTGTCTCCTTTTTTAATTAAGTTTATAAATCTTCCCAATCTAAATAATCTTCTTTAGATTTGGGATCCTTTTTTGCCTGTTTCTTAGGTTCAACCTTTTTTGAAACAGATTTAGATGCTGTTTTCTTAATGTCACCATAAACGTCTTGTACAATTTCCACAAGATCCTCATTATCAAAAGAAGGGTTCTCCATTACAATCTTTTGAAGGGTTTCAAGAATGTTGTCTTGTTGTGCAAGCATAGGATCAACTTGAGTTAATGCTTCTTCTGCTTTGGAGAAAGCTTGACTATGTACATAATAATCAGCTATAACAGCAGGAGTAATATTGCCTTCAAATTCTCCATCTAACAATTCCTGGTAGGCATTTTGAAAATCCTCATCCGAGATATTGTGAGCTTCCTGAGCATTGGCGATTTCCAGTTCCAGTTCCCTTTGGGCTTGCTGTTCTTGGGATCGTTTCTGTTCAGACTCTTGTTGTCGCAGTAGATATTCGTTTTGAACACGTAAATCTTCTGCTTGTAGCTGCTCTGGGGTCATTTCATTAAGACGAAATACTTCTGGAGCTAATTGGTTTAGAAGTTCCCTCTTAAACTCGTGAGGCTTCATACCGGAAAACTCTGCAAAGTATTCTAATGCTCCCATTGCATCATTGTTTTTAATTTTTTCAGCAAAATTTGTTATATAACCATTAATTTGCTCTATATCTTTATCGTATGTTTCTTTATATGTTTCAAAATCTTTTCTTTCGCTAGAAAACTCTTGAAACTTTTTATCATACGATACTTTTCCACTATAATTATTAAGAAGCTCTTGTAATTCTACATCTACTTCTTCTCCGTCTACTTTATGTTTAAATGACGTATTGGCATATAATTCAAGATTGTCTTCTCCTTGTTTTGCCATGATTCTCTTGATTTCTTCTTCAAGAGCCTGTTCCTCGCCTTCTTCCGCTTCAGGTCCTTTTTCAGCCTCTTCATCATGGTTTTCTGCTTTAGGTTTAGATTCGTTCTTTTTTGGCGTAGCCTCTTTTTTACCTTCACTTAGTAACTCTGCTCCTTCTCTGCCATCAGTTAATTGATCAAGTTCATCAAAAGACAGTACAGAAGCATTTTCATTTGCCTCTGGTGCTAAATCTACTTCTTGATTAATTTCTTGTACAGCGTTTTCGTTAATTTCACTCATTGTTTTCTCCCTGTTCTGTTATTTCTGACTTATCTTCGCCTGGTATATTTCCTGTTATAGGTAATCCTTGGTTAGCTTCTCCTTGTACTATTAATCTTTGTTGCTCTACTGATCTTGGTACAAATCCGTTAGGAAAAATTGGAAAGTTAGGTAGCTCGGCTAGTTTAGCCTCAAACCCAGGATTTACTTTTGCTTTTTCTACCATTAAAAATTCGTGTATAGCTATATGCTCTAGCATTTCCTCTCTTAACTCAGGAGGACATTCTTCTTTAAATGTACGTTCCTGTATGGCTTTTGTATGCACCTTCCAGTGTAACACATGATCTTCAAAATCCTCTGGATCTCCTACAGGTCTTCCTGCCATCATATCTTCATTTTCAGATTCAGCAGCTCTTACAGCTACAGTTAAAAGATTATTCATTTTTTCAGTGTCGCCTAGATCTAGTAAATCAATCCATCTCTCATTAGATAGTAAATCTGGTTTCATTTGCATTATTTCTACGATACGCTGTATCTTTCCTGCTTTAGACTCAGGTAAACCTGTACCTAACTCTAATCTAATATCATAATTTTTATTTAGATTAGCAGAATCAAAATGTCTTATAGCATATTTATTATTCTTACCTACAATACGTAACATACGTCCATCGTCTGCATCGTAGTAATCTCCACATACAGCTAATGTCATTTTAGCAATATCTTTAATCATATCATTATGTTTAATAACTGTTGTACTATTACGTTCTTGTTCTTGCTCATTTAAAAATTGTAAAGCAACGGCTGCTGTAATACCTTTAGGAGGTGTTCCTCTAGATACTCCTTGGATACCATATATCTGACCCATCTCTTCACGTAACATATTTCTAAAGTTGTATGCTTCAGGAGGGTTAGGCATCGTTTGCATCATCTGAGGAGCTACTGGACCTTGATATTGAACAATTGTATTATCGTTACCTAGTGATTCTATCTTACAAGCACCTCTTGGCATAACCCATTTAGAGTGTCCCATTAGATATATATTTTTAGCTAGTAATGTAGATAAATTGTCATGCATGTTCTGGATAGGTCTAACCATTTCATATTGAGATATACCGTTAAGAACTTCAGGTACATCCATATCTGTAAATCTTACAAAAGGTAATTGTCCGTGAGAAAATCTTAGTTCACTCATTTCTAGTATTACATCATTAGTAAATTTTACGTAATAACCATTTTTACAGTATTTAGTAGCTTTGTGATAAAACTCATATATTACTGTATCTTCTTCTAACAAATGATCTGTTAATGTATCTGCATCAAAAGCCTTTACATTAGTAGTTTGTTTTAACTTGTTAGCTTTATCAGGATATTCTTTCTTAAGAGTTTCTGTAGATTCTACGCTCAATCTAAAACAGTATTCTACTTTATCAATAGATTTTTGTCTTTGTAGTAATACTCTCCAAGGACATTCTATTTCGTAGTCTATATCACCTATATACACTGGATCTTTAGGGTCCATAACCATAGGATTACCGTCACTACCTATCAAAGGCTCTCCTTGCTCATCTACCATGGTTAAAGGTATTCCCATATCCCTAGCTTTTACATACATAGGATGCAAGTCACCTTTATTCTTATTCCATGTAATAAAGCAATAAGACTCTCCAAATATAAATGCATTACGTAACATTTTTTGACGTATTTCATCTATATTGTTTATATACCATAAATGATCCATAAGATACTTAGTAGCTTTTGCAGCACTTCTATCTTCATATTCATCATTTGTAGGTAATACATTAACAGCAGGTTTTAGACGTGATAATTGGGATATACGAGTTTCAGTCATATCATGTAAATGATTTACTACAAACTTGTTTACTCTCTGAAGAAATTGTCGCTCTGATCTTCGGATATCACTTCTAAGAACCGAGGCTGATATACCTCTATATGTCTCTAAATTTTTTCTTATACTTGCGTTTCGGGCTACAGCTTGTTTTTCTAATGTTTCTACTACCTTATTACACCACGTCAATACTGCTTTTTCATCGTCTTTTTCTATGGCATGGAATGGTTTTACATTGATTTTATCAGGGCTATCTGCTGCTATATCGTCAAAAAAACTCATTTATGCTCCTATACCATACGGTAGATTTCTTCATTCTCATCTTGTTGCTCTTGATTTATCTCATCGAATACGTCATCAGAATCACCAAACTTTTCTTTTACAGCTTGGTCTACTGGCATAAATTGTACGGTATGTGTTTGTTTTTCCAAACTTTTTACCAAAATCAGAGCATACAGAGTAAAAGGTAACAGAATCATTGTTAAAATGCAAGAAATAATTGAAAAAATAATTGAAATTTGTGTAATATCCATAGCTTACTCCTCCCAAGGCATTACTACGTAGGACCAATCTTTTTCTTTTGAATACTCTTCAAAGTCTTTTTCCATACGTATCATTGTTCTTTTGTCTTCGTCTTTTATATCTTTCTTTTCTATAACTTCATTCATATCATAATTAGCGGCTGCATTTAAGTAACGCCAACAGTCAATTAAATGGTCGTTTTTCTTAGGTATATTGCCTTTGTCATCTCTTACATAGTTTTGACATTCCCATGTAAGCTTCTTCATACGGTCTGTGATGTTTAATGTACCATATACCATTTGATCTTTACATAGAGATAATCCATTCTCTTTCTTATGTAAGTGTTTTGCTGTGGGCATAAAGTAGTCTCCAAATTGACCCATTAGCTCTGTAGCAAACCAAGCTGCGGCTTCATCATATACTTTGCACCAATCATCTACTTCTATGTAAGGGTTTAGTTCTTTCATCTTTTCTTTTATCCTAGGATAAATCTGGCGAATCGTTGTGTTAGATTGATCAGTTTCGTAAATCTCATCAAGAAGATACACCTGTTTAGTATAAGGATTAATAGCAGCGAAAAGAACGGCAAAACAAGTAGTGGAGCCAGGATCAGTAATGCAATACCAATCAAGCTTCTTAAGATCTTTCCGTATATCATTTATCACTCCTGAAAATCGTTTGACTTTTTTGGCATCAAACATGGGGAAAATAGCATTTCGTCCTCCGAGAGAGATTTCGCCAAAATACTCTCGTTTGATAACATCATTTTCACCACGTAACCTGAGTTTTTCAATTTCCCTGTCGATCTCCTCTTTAGGCATGTGGGGGTTATCATAAGATGATGCGATAATGTGTGCACAGTCTTGTCTACTAAGACATTCATCAGCAAACTCCATGTATTGCTCTTGATTACGGTCGCCTGGCTTAGGCGGTGTACCAATAATTACAAGAGGGGCTTTACGTACAATACGGTTTGGGTTCATCTCTGTATGAAACATAGGATGGAATACTTTAAATTCGTCATACACTACAAAGTCTGGTGTTAGACCGTTAGCAGCAGCCAAGTTCTCTGAACCTACAATTTTTATTGTACTATTATTTTTAAATGTTATACGTGAGTCAGTATTAGCTACACTCTTTATATATTTTTTTAAGGGTTCTGCTCCTCCTGGTAAAAAACGTCCTTTGTCATCTTTTTCTCTACCAAATTGAGATAAACGTCCATTGTGCCAAACTAGTTCTCTTCCGTGAGCTAATTCTGGAGTAATATAATAACATGTAGATCCAGGATGTAACAAAGCATGTCTCCATAACATGTAAACAGCAAAGTCTGTCTTACCCCACTTACGTCCACACTGAATAAATACAGTATTTACATCTTTTTGTATAAGAGGCATGCCTACTTTTACTTGTCCAGTATGAGGAGCCCAATATTTATGCAGATCTTCCATGATTTGCAGATATAAAGCATCACTAGGTTTTAGATCTATTAAGCTCATCGTCTTCTAGGTATCCTTTCGTATCTAGTCATACCAATAAGAGGACATTTAGAATCATATACTTTGTAACTACCAAAAAAACTATTTACTGTTCTACTAGTTTCTTCATTAATTAGTTCTTCACTACAACTAACCTTACTAATTTGATCTACAAAATTTTTCTTTACACAATCGTACCCATGACACCAGTATTCATCTTTTGCATACGATTGATACTTTTCTAAACTAAGTCCCATACGTTTAGCATTTACTATTTCCATGCTTTGTACAATACCTGTCCATAGTTCTAACTGCTGTTCTACATCACCTTTATTAAATGTACCTCTAAAACCTCCGGACGCTCTGTGAGCCATAGATATCATGTTAGATAAACCGTGTCTCTTGCCAGGACATGCTTGTAGAAAGTGATGCGCCATAGAATGAGCTTTTTTAGCTATGCACTCCACATTCCTAGGTATCGTAGCAAAGAGCTGAACAAAATTGAGCCCATCGTAGACAGAACCACCAGGACTATCAAGAACAATATATAACGTGTCCCCTGGCTTAGTTTTGAAACTGAGTTTGAGCAGATCTGTTGAAGCTTTAGCAACGCTTTGAGCATTTACAACCCCCTTAAATACAATATGGTTATTCTTTGTTAGTGTTATCTGACTCAGAGCTAGTGTCGGAACCAGAAGTAGTAGTGCTAGTAGTTTTTTCATCGGTAATCTCCCTAAAAGACGCATCCTCGATGTAGAATGGGTCATTTTTTAATTTTGCCTTCAGCTCTATTACTGTAGACGGCTTGTGTTCGCTAATTATATCAGTTGGTTCTCCATCATCTAGCCTAATTATACGATCAATCTCAGACACAATGTTGGTTAGCAACCTAGCTTCATGTATTGTAGGCGGTTTGTCCCTCTTCTTGAGGTCTTCTATAGCCCTATCTACACAATCAAGCGAGTTTGACGTAAGATTTACTAAAATCGCTCTCTTGTTATCAGCCAAATCTCGTAAAATTTCCTTACGTACTAGATTTCGCTCTTCTTCCCACTTCTTTTTGTGATAAACCAGTGTTCTGTACTTAATATTCAATACCTTAGATATTTCTTTCAGCGGTTTGAAGTCCATAAACATGGATTTTGCAGTAGTTAGGTCATATTTTGACTTTACTTCGCTCATTTCTTCTTACCCTTGCTTAGGAATTGCCATAAATCTGGGTTATCTACAATTAATTGCATTAGTACAGGAGATATTAGTCTGATGAGGTTCTCCTCTTTGTCATACTCTTTCTTGTCAGGGTCGAAATTAAATACTGCTTCTGCTTTGTCCTCCATAACAACATGGAGTAGCTCATGCAGGAGTGTTTCCCTAGTGATCTCGTCGTTCTTACACTTGTAGATCGTAACGGTTTTTGTATGTGTATCCGTTTTTCCATACATTTCCTCAGCCTCTTCCTGACTCCAGTATATTTGCCAGTTATAGCAACCTGACTTAAATTTAGTTGGTTTGCGCATTTTCTCACTGTATCACAGTAGATTGCACATGTCAATACCTGGACAGCCCCTTTTTACACACTTCGCTTCGCTCGTATGTAAAAAAGTCTACGCTTACGCCTGTCTGTGGGGGAGTGGTAACCCCTAATCCAGGTT